GAGCATCGAGGCTGCCGCTTGTCGGTAAATAAATCAGGGCGACTTTATTCACTTCGGCGCCTTCTTGCGCTTTACCGTAGCCGTAGAGTTGTACTTGCACGAGCTGCTGCTCAGTTGCTCCTTCTTTGCGTCGCTTGTCTAGCCCTGAGCTGCCTGTAGTTTTCCAATCCATAACAATTCCGCGCCGCTTATCGAATAAGTCCACTGTGCCTGAAAGATTGGCCCGAATGGTTACCTTTTGTTCGACTTCAAAGTCTTCAAGTTTGCCGAAGATTTCGGCCAGGTGCGCATGGATCGCTGTTCCGACTTGTGCTGCCCAGTTTCCGCCGCCGGGCATCTCGTTTGCTTTATCCCAATCGAGGAGCTTGTAAGCGATGCGCCTGGTGCATGAATGGCCTATTTCGGATGGCCCGATATATACCTGCTTTGATCTTGATGTCCATGTGCCTGCCTTCGTGATAATTGCTGCCAATTCATCCCCGAGTGCCTTGCCTGGTGCGTGCGGTGATACGAACATTTAGTCGTCGTCCTCTTCTTCGTCGTCTTCGTAGGGTGTGAAGATGGGCGGCTCTGTAATGCCTGGGTTTGGGATAATTGTGGGCAGGCTCATTAGTCCTGCTCCACGATCGTAAATCGTCTGCTTGTTGAAACGGTTTCGAGAGTTTGTATAACTTGCTGGGGAAGAATTTCCCTAGCTCGCTTGGTATCGAAGCGTGTAGTTTCGACTTTTGTCCATCTAACGACGGGGCGATTTTGATACATTGCAAGCTCGGCATCGCCCATCGCTGCTTCTAAGTGCGATCGGGCAATGTCGGCCACTTCTCCCCACTTCTTGGCTTCTGCCTGCGCTTCTTTGTATTGGCGCAGCCATTGGCCTACTCCGTCGTCAAAATCAACGACGCCATGCTCTATCTCTATTGTCATTCTTCCCCCTAATACCAGCCATAGCCGGTTTCTATTTTTTTCTTTGTCCAATGTTTCCAAGCGCCACAGGGGCCACCGGATCCGTATCTGCGTCCTATGTAGGCTAGGGCTGCGATCGTCTGGCTTACTCTGGATTCCGGATGTCGCATGCCTAGATTTTTGTATGTGCCAGCAAGGAGTTGCCCTACGCCCTTTGCAGAGCTTTCGGGGTTATTGACGGATCTCCACGCGCTCTCCTTGCTAATTATTCGCGTGAAGCATGCGTACTGGCGTGGTTCCAGTAACTCTTTGGCGAGCAGTTTTGGGTCGATGTCTTGCATCGGTGTCCTTTGCTCGTAGACGATCGGCGGTGTCGCCGGGGCTGGTGTTAGGGCTGTTGCCGCGATTGCGCTAGTCACCGTTGAGATTCCAATGATGAAGATGAATCGACGGATTGAATATTTCTGATCTGGTTTGATTGGTCTTCTCGCTTTCTCGCCCTGTTTGCTTCAGTAAAGATCCGGTAAACCTGGGTCACCCTGATGCCTACTTTTTTGGCGATTTCGTTTGTCGAGATTCCTTGATCACGAAGTTTAACGACGCGTTGCTTGCGAAGTCTTATTTCATCTCGTTTCAAGGTTAAGCCCCTCTCGGACGGCGTCTTGCCGCCCCAGATGCCATGTTGGATCTCTTCTTTGATGGCGTATGCCAAGCATTCCTTTCTTTCAATACAACCAGCGCATATTCTGCGAAGGTTTGGGAGGCGCTCTGCCTCTTGGACTTTCCCTTCTGGGAAGAAATAATCAGGATCGCCGATTTCGGCGCATGCAGGGCTTTCAAAGATTCGCACGATTGGAAAGTTTTCGATTGTTCTAATCATTGCGCTTTATCCACTGCTCTAAATTCTCTACAACCCAGGCTTTTTCAATTCCTGCATTGCGTCTCTTAATTATCACATAAGCCGGGGGAGTTTGCTCGAGTCCTCTGGCTTTTGCATAATTCCCTGCTTCAGTAATTGCTTCTTCCCAAAACACTGGGAGTGAAATGCTCTTTTGATTTTTTAATTCCAGAATATAAGTTTTGCCTGCAACGATGCAGACGATGTCGCCTTCATCTTTGCTACCGGCTTTGGTCAATCGTTCCGCAATTGCTCCAACCGAACGCAGCCATCGCATCACATCTGTTTCAAAGAGTGCGCCCTTGCGTCCGTTTGGATTTGCCATTTACTTTACGATTTCCAATCGTGGTTTTCTTCGAGTTGCAACGTTGCGCACAATGTCCTGTGCGAGATCGAGTGCTTCGTTCTCTGTCATCGATGCAATTAGCAAAACTGTCGCCGGTAGTAATTGTCGCATTCTTTCATACTCGAGCCACTCGCTGTTGTCTGGTGAGATTTGATTTGTATGAGCTGCTTGATTCAAAGCTGCGATGTAGTCGCCATTTGCTTCCCTGCCTGCTTCTTCTAGCAAATCCAGAACTGCATTTTGCTCTTCTAGGTAGATCGAAATCTTTCCCTGCTCATTAGTGTGTACTGCAAAGAGTGGGCGTCGATCTAAATTCATTTTTTGAGCGCCTTCTTGATCCGCTTCTGTTTGCTTTCGTATTGCAGTGCTTCTCGGATTTCGTTCTCGAGTGGATCGTTTTGCCATCGCAATAATAAAGCGGTGATGATTCCCGTCGCTGCGATCCCTGCTCCAATGATAAGCTGTATTTCCATTATTCCCCCAGTCTTGTGGCGCTATGCCTTGTCGTTGCCAATTGTGGGGGGTATCGGGCCTGTTTGTCGGTTAGCCACGCCGTTGATCCGCCAGGGCGCTGGCGTTCACGCTCAGTTTGCCTTGCCTGTGGATAAAACTCACAGGATAAATGTGTGTGTCTGTATTGCTTCTTGTATAGACAAGCCCTAAGTTATGGGTGTGGGCAAAGAGCGAATGTCTCAGTCTACGGGGGTAATAAAATGATTTCAAAAATTTCAAACACAAAGGTTCCGGGTCTTCCTGATTGCGATGCCTGCGATGGTCGCTGGCAGGCACTTTACAAGCGTCAATATCAACATCCAAATGGCGAGCGTTACTGGATGAATGTCTGCGTCTTTTGTCTTCGCAAGAATTCAGAATTTGAGGTGAAATAAATGGGTGCAATAAAGTCTTTGTTTATTGATATCAGCGATGCGATGGATCTTGCTGGTCGGAATCTGGTTGATGCTTCAGAGTCGCAGGATCCTGAATTGATGGAGGCGGTCTTAGTAAATGTCTTGTCTGCTCTTCCTTCTTATCTAGAAGTTTTACGCCAGGTGAAGGGATGAAAATGGATCGCAAGTTTGTCCGTCGCCGTCGCGTCGCCCTTGTCGTCGCCCTGGTTGCACTAGTGGCCTTGACCTATGGCACTCGCGATGTCTGCTGGACTGGTTCTGGCTATGGCTCTTGCTCGGTAATGATCGACGAGGTGATTTCTAATGGCCGTTAAGAAGGCGCGTTCGGTTCGGGTGTCGGATTCTCTGTGGGCTGCTGTAAAGGTCAAAGCTGCCGCCGATTCAAAGTCGGTCAGCGAAGTCATCGTGGATGCTCTGAAGGCCTACGTGCGATGAGCTGGTGGAATCTGGCCATTGCTCCTGTTGCTGGAATCCTGGCGCTGGCCTATGGCCGACGGATCTGGTTTTGGTTTACCTTTGGCTTCTTCTTTGGTTTGTGGTCTTTCCTGATTGTGTTGCTGCCCCGGAAGGAGCTGCGTGTTCCCACTCTTCCTACCTGGTTGCTTGTATTTTGGGGCAACCGGCAGATCGCTCGAATAATGCGCCCGATTCGGGATCCGTCCGATCTGATCTAGGGACGAAGAAAACCCCCCATCGCTTTGTAGACAGCGATGGGGGGTTTTTTATTCTGCAAGTGCTCTGGCGATTCCTTCTTCTAGGCTGATCTTTGGTTCATAAATCTTCAACATTTTTGTGGGGTCGCCTACTCGGTATTCGACTCCGCTTGGTTTACTTGGATGCTTCTTAATTGGGGCCAAGTATCCCTGCGCCAACATGATCATCTCTGCGAGCTGGATAAATGAAACCGGTCGCCCAGTGCAAAGGTTTAAGGTTTGAATGTTGTTTGTGATCGCTTCGAATGTAGCTGCAACAACGTCGTCGATGTGAATAAAGTCGCGGACTTGCTCGCCTGTTCCCCATACTTCAAATGGGTCAAGTTTGGCTTTGCCGCGTGCGATTAAGGATGGGAATGGGTAATCGAGCGCCTGGTCGCTGCCGTATCCGCTAAATGGTCGCAGGATGTTGACTTTGATTCCTTCTGCTCTTGCGTATTGTGCCAAAGTTTCGCCTGTTAATTTTGCCCATCCGTAGCTCAAGTCTGGCGTGCGAATGTGGTCGAGATTGATGTCGCCTTCTCGAAGTCTTTGCTTGTAGGCGGCTTTTTGCAAATAAATTGGGTATGCCGCCGAGCTGCTGTAATAAACAAGATGCTTTGGTTTGGTTCTTACTGCCCACTGGAACATGTCGCTGTCGATTGCGAGGTCGCTGGCAACGGCCAAAGGGTTGCCTTCAATCGTGGCCCTGCCCCCGACGATTGCTGCGAGGTGAATAACTACGTCGTATCTGGTGTCGTCCTTCTTGAAGAAATCCCTGCAATCGATGCCGTTTGCGATGTCGATGCCGGTGATCTCATGGCCTTTGTTATCTAGCGCTCTGTGAAAGGCGCGGCCGACGAAGCCGGCGTCTCCTGTTATAAGAATCTTCATAAGAGCCATTCTGCCAGATATCTGTCGCTTTCTGATTCGCTCTTTGCCATTGCCTGGTCAACGCTAAAGACGAAGCGATCATCTGCTTCTAGGGCTGCCCCGATGTGGTGAAGGGTCGCCTTCTTTGCAATCGGGAATGGGCGGCGCTTGCTCTTGCCTTCGGTGGGGGTTTCGTAGCTCTCATCGTGGATCAGGGCGCTGTCCTTGATCTGTGGCCAAAGTTCAGTCGCAAGCCAGTCTTGATCTTGCGTGTAATAATTCTGGCCTTCTGCGATCGCTAAATCCGCCGGGATTGCGCTGGTACGAGCTGCAAACATGCCGGCGCTAATCTTGTAATTGTGGCCTGTGGGATGGTCTTTCATAATGTGGAAATCGAGGCCGCTTGCTAGAAACTCTTCGTGTGCAATCCGTTCCCGGTGCGTGAGCCTGGCGTCTGCGTCGCGGCTGAGAACGACGTCGAATTCCTGATCCGTTAAAGCCTGAAAGCGCCAGAGTTTGGCCCTGTGGTCTTCTGGCCCTCCTTGATCTACGATCTGCACGTGGGGCAAGAGGCGAAGGGTTTGCTTGATGGATTCTGAAACCGAGGCCCCGGTGTAAAAGCGAAGTGTGAATCCTTTGAAGTGCCTGGTTGCCAGAATTGCGTTCTTGATCGCACCGATCGTGTATCGCTCTTCGCTGCCGTATAAGGAGTATGCGATGAGCTGCTTCATGGCCTTAGTTTGCGCTTGAGTAATTCGTAGGCTTCGCTCTGAATGTAGTTCTGGTAAGCGAGCGCGTCGAATGCGTAGATTTCGGTTGCGTTGACTTCCTTGTATCCTTCATCCCATTCGGCTTTGCCAGCAATTGGGTGCATATGCTCAACGATAACGTGATCGAGATAAGTCAGCGCACCTAAATCTTCGCCTAGTTTCTTCCAGAAGTTATCAAGGTATAAATGCTTCATCTTTGGCGGAACCATTCCGTCGAGCGCTTTAACGATGTCACTTGTCATTGCGATCATGGTTGGAAGTCGTTCCCTTTGCAGCAAGTCGTTGCCGTAGGCCATTGACGGCCGCTTCGCCATCGCCTGGATAAGAAGGCCATCCCAGCCGGCTGTGCGTGGGCGATGGTCATCGCCGAGGAAGGCGAAGTATTTATATTCGCCCTTCTTTACAATTGCGCTTGCTGCTTTGTTGATTGGATAAGCCATGCCCCGGGTTTCGTTCTCAATCGTCATGCATTTGTCTTTGCCGACTTGCAATTCGTAGGCGTCGTGCTCTGGGTCGTTTGCATCAATAACGAAGAGGATGTCTGAATGTGTCGAAAGTTTTTCGTGATCTCCCAGCAATTCGACCGCGTTGCTCGGGCGTCCTCTGGTTGGTACGAGGATAATCATTTCCTTCATTCGTTTGTCGCAATCTCGCCAGCGATCGCTGCGTATGCCGCTAAATCTACGAAGGAGTCTTCTGTCTCTGTCTCCATCAAGCGTGCAATTTTAACTAGCGCCATGCATATGGCCACTTGTTGTGGGGTTATCTGATGCTCGAGATATGTCGTCCATAAATCTGCAATTCTTACGTGATTGTTTCTTGGATCGCCGTAGATGTTCTGGCGGTCTTTGGCTGTGAGTCGAGCTGCTTCTTCAAGAATTTCCCCCCGATTCATGGACTACTTTGTTCCGCGTCCGAATTCGGTTGCTCTTGGATCTATGGCCTTCAATAGTGGGCCTGCTACTGCTGCGATTCCTGCTGCAAGATATTCCTTGATCGGGCGATTCGGATCTGCAAGATAAAGAGCTGCGATTGCTGCTGCTCCTGCTCGCAGGTATGTCATTGCAATTGCTTCAAGTTTCTTCTTATCCATTTGTGATCTCCTTAAATTGAGGGCGGCCAAATCCTACGATAAATACTGGCAACGATGGTTGAACCTTGCCGCGATTCTTTTTCTTATATCCACGTATCTTTACGCAAACTTCGCCGCCGTTGCGCTGGTCGCCCTTCTTATCTGGGCTGGTGTTGCCTTCTACTGTGGTTACTGTGCCGTTACTGTTATTGCTGATCACGATTCCAACGTGTGAAATGCGATCGAGGGCGTCTCCTGGAAAGTCAAAGAAGACGATATCTCCTGGCTGTGGATCCGCTTGTTCTGCAATTGTCCAGGTCTTTTTATCCATGAATGCTGTTGCTCCGGATGGAGTGTAAACACAATTTGGAATCTTGACGCCGGCTTGTTTTGCGCACCAATTTACAAATGCGCCGCACCATGCTTGGTTTGCCTTTTGATATTTGGTTTGGTTATCTGCTGGCCCTTCGATGTAGCCGACTTCTGCTTTGGCTACTTCTAGAAATTTTTTCAGTTCACTCATTCTAAACTCGCCTTCTTATCTACTTTTGCGAATGCTGCGTTAATTTCCGCAGTTGTGAGTTTACCATCCGCTAAATAAAAACGGGCTAAGGCTTCAACGACACGAGCTACGCCTAAAGCGCCGGCTAGAACCGCCGCCTGCCAGACTTCAATTCCGACAAGCGTGCCGGCGCCGATAACGCCTAAAGATTCGGCAGCAATTACAGCCATAATTCGCATGAATACGTTCTTGAGCGTGTCCATCTATTCCTCTTTTTCGCTTCTTAAGTTAAATGTGATGATCCATAAAATAAACGCCACTCCGATTGCGTAACCGACGACGACTTTTGCGGATCCTTCAAGAACTACCCAGGCGATAAACATTCCTAGCAGCGTCCAGAGTTGATTGGCGATATCTGAGAAGAATTTTTTCATTATGGATTCCTTCGGTAAGTGGCCATTGCTGCTGCTGTAGTTGCTGCTTGCGTAGCAATATTGCCTGCGATGATTGCTGAGAGAACAACTTTTTCAGACTTTTCACGTGTTTCAGGTGTCATGTCTGCTCCCACGCTGCCCAAAGCAGAAAGTGCTGCTAATGGGTTCGTGAATGCTTCTGTGATAAATGCTGCCGGGTCTTGTAGCAGTTCGACTTCGATTGCAACTTCGGCGCTGATCACGACGCCATTGCTAAGTTCAATTGAAGTTTGCGGTGGCAAGTCTGAAAGTTCAACGCCCGATTGTGTTAAATTTTCAACACTTATCGGATTGCCACTTTCTAATGCTTGCGCAATTAATTCGGCAACTATAACTTTATTTTTTTCAGCCTGCGATTTGTTTGCTTCCTCTTCGGCCTTGATGCGCTCTTCTTCTGCAATCCGGGCATCTTCTTCTGCAATCCTGGCTTCTTCTTCTGCAATCCGGGCATTTTCTTCTGCAATCCTGGCTTCTTTTTCTGCCTTGATGCGATTTTCCTCTGCAATCCGAGCTGCTTCTTCGGCCGCAATCCTGGCTTCTTCTGCAATTCGAGCGTCTTCTTCGGCCTTGATCCGATCTGCTTCTGCCTTAATTCGATCTGCTTCTGCAATCCGAGCTGCTTCTTCTGCCTTAATTCGATCTGCTTCTGCAATCCGAGCTGCTTCTTCTGCCTGGATTCTGTTTGCTTCGGCCTGCGCTCGCGCCGCTTCTGCAATACGGGCGTCTTCTTCTGCCTTAATGCGATCTGCTTCTGCTGCAATTTGTGAAGCGTTAGGCGATGGTTCTGGTGTCGGTGTCGGTGTTGGTTCCGGTGTCGGTGTCGGTGTTGGTTCCGGTGTTGGTGTTGGTGTTGGTGTTGGTGTTGGTGTTGGTGTTGGTGTTGGTGTC